AATGATGAACCACTTACTGATTCTTCAATTACAATACTTTGTTTTAACAATGCTTCGCGAGCCGCTTCGGCTGGAGCAGTGTTATTTGAAATGTCATTAAACTTCATGGTAACCTCCTGGTAATTGTTTATCATTTATTTAGCCTTATAAGACTATATAACTATCTTCGTTTTCTTGTTGTCTTACGCCCAATACTTGGTCTAATAGGATTACGATGACCTTTTTGCCTATTCAACCTTGCAACCCTGCGTGATACTGGATTATAACGTTTTGTTCTCATTTGCTTGATTTTCATTCTGGCTTTGAAACGTTGTTTTGCACGTTTAAAGATATAACGTTTTTTAATATTAATGCGTTTGTTACAGGCGCCAATAGTACTGACAATACGGCCGCGGCGTTTTCCGGTAGTACAACGTATTTTGCGTTTTACCTTGTTACCAGACCTGGCCCATACTATTCGTGATTCTACTAAGACTTCCATATAACCTCCATTACTAGTTATTAATAATTATATAACCTAGCATACCTATTAAAGCAACAATTACCGTTCCGGAAGTTGTTACCATTGTATTAAATCGTTTATTGGTGGATTGGTGGATTAAATCTTTAAGATCATTAAAATTTGAGTCTGCTTTTACTTTAAATTCAGAGAAATCTTTGTGAAGATGTTCTAGTCTGTTTTCCATACCAGTGAATTTCTCTTCTAGGCGATTATACCGACTTGCACATAATTCTACATGCAAATTAAGATCTGCCGCTTCACCTTGTACTACTTTTATCTTTTTTTCCATTATATAATATGTTCTTTACTGAGTGCGTGTGTAACGGTGACTTGCTTGCTCTTGAAGTAGTCCGCTATGTTCCGTAAAGTGCCAATATGAGCCATTATAAGTTTTTGTGAGCTATTGTTATACCAACGTATTTACCATTTTATAGAGATTCATGGCAGACAAAAAACAAGTTTGTGTTAACTCCTCTTGTATAAATCTTCTTACCTACTGTTGCTGTTTCTTGCAATCCAGTTAATAATTGTAATCCATGTGCTTCTTGATTTAATGTATCTTCAGTCATTATACCCTTTTTATCAACAATCCATTTATACGCCCATACGTTATGGTTGCCTGTATGTTTACTACCAAATAATCCGTTAGTAACATCTTGATTAATAATCATTTCAACTCCAGCAAGTATAGGCTGAGAACGAGAAGAAGCAATAGCCATTATCTTCTCTAAATTTTCAGATGCACTAGTACCGTCATTACTAATATCAAACAGCGTCCAACAAGAATAGAATTCTGGGTCTCCACCAAAGTGTGACCCAGGAATACTCCAGGAGCGTTTCTTTTCAACTGTTTCCATTATTAATTACCTAAGTTTACCTAGTGCTTTTGCGGCCGCATAACCTATAAATCCAGCTCCACCAACTTTTGCAATGCTTGATATAAAATTATCTGAACTACTAGTGCCATGAATTGCATTGGCTGGACCTATTGCTTTAACTTCTGCATTATCTTTTGTCTTCTGTTCCCAGGATTTATGTTGTACAAATGTACTAAGTGTTCCAAACAAATCGCTACGTCTGCCACGTGTTCTATAATACTGTAAAAGCCTAGTTACACATGTCTGCTTTTGGAAAGTTGTTAAATGTTCCCAATCAGTTATTAATCTGCGTAAACTTTTATAGTTACTAACTTGTATATTCATTTGACTTTCTAATTTATATAAGAGCCGTGTAGCTGTAATTCTGTCTAATCTTCCTGATCCAATTCCTCGTAAGAAATCTTTAACATACTTCTCATTCATATGAAGTCTTACTCTCAAAGAAGCATTTTGTTCAGGTGCTTTAAGTCTATCACCTTCTTTAGTATCTCTATAAATTGAGATATGTAATGCTTGATATAAGTCAGTTGAACTAACTCGGCTCTGACTAAAGTTGCCATATACCATTGTTCGTCTTGCATAGTTTTGTGCAAACGGTGCAGTCTCAAACTCTTGTGCTAACATATATAATGTAACCATATTTAAAAATGCGGCGTCAACAGTATCTCGTAATGTCAATGCAGTTAGGTAATTGTTACGAAACATTTTACTTTCATTACAGTTATCCTTGATAAATGAAAACATTTCAGGTTCTACTGATTCAGAAAATTTAGTAACTCCATATCTGCTGTATTTGTTACCATCAGATCCAAGTAATTTATTACCTAAGATGCCTACAACTGTTAACTTCTTTGACGAATCGTCATCGTCACCGATAAGAAACTTATCGCCTACCTTCCAAATGTCGTACGTTTTTTCATCAATAACGTCTGTCATATTCTCTAGTCCTTTTTCATAAAAGATGGGCGATTAACAAATTTAATCTTACCATGTGGTGTAGCAGACACAAAGCCTTCGTGACCTCTATCAGTTTTAATCCCAGTTACATGAGTATCTAACTGGTCTTTAATAGTGTGCTTTATATTACTTAGTGCAGACACAATTCGCCATGACATCTCAAAAGGTGCTTTAAACTGTTGCAAGTGTGCTAACACGTTTTTCTTTTTATTATCTGTTAATCCTGCTGGACCTTCTAGCCATTTAATAAAATCATTTGCTAACGCTGGGGCAGAACCAATATCTTCACCTGACCTTGCTTTAAAGTTTACAAACTTTTTAAATAGTTCTGGTAAGTTTGCTATTTTAAGACTTCCCATTGCAAATGGATCTAACATATCATCAATTAGTTGTGCTGGTCCGCTTTTAATTAAGTTCCTCAAAGATTCTACTTCTGCCATTGGTAGTTTAATTTCAGTATCTGTTGGTATATTTGTCTCTGGACCAAAGATTACTAACTTAGGACTTTGCTTTAATCCTAATGTAGTAGGCGTTGCAGGTGATGGTTCTCCGTCTGCGGCACTAGCTGAGTTAACTGAATCAAAAACGCTATGTACTGCAATACCGCAAGCACTCTTCGCAATCAATGCACCTATTGGATTATCTTTATCAATAGTATATTTAATTTTACTTGGGCCAAATGTAACATCTTCATCTGTATGTAAGATATCATCTGAACTCATATAAAGCAAATCTCCTTGAATCATTTGTCCTATCAAACTTTTTGGGGTTGCTTTTTTAAGAAGTTCGTATATGCTTGCAAATTTGTTTGCATAATATTGTCTACCTTCTTGATCTGGCTTTCTGTTATAAATCATAGCCTGTACTTCTTTAGAACTAGTAGGCTTACCATCATATTTTGTTGCACCTATGCCAGCTTTGTCTGTTACAATAAATGAATTCTTATCTACCCAACCAAATATTACTGCTGGACTTCCGTCCCATTTAATTGAAGTTGTATCTCCGTGATTCTGTGAAGCATGTACCATTGCATCGAGAGCTCGCATTGCACCCTGCGTTCCATTATCATCAAAGATAATATCTTCTGGATGGTCAATTCTTGCTTTAGCTTCAATTAGCACCGGCTTTGTATTATTAACTACCTCTGTTATCTTCATTTTATATTCTCCGGATTAATTTCAGCTTTAAATTCTTCTTGTTCTTTACGAGAAAGTTTATTAAACTCGTCCCATAAGTTGCTTGTTGCCTGTCTAGTTGCTGGAGGTAATGAAGCAAGATCTAGTTCGTATTGTCCGTCTTTCATCTGCGGAGTTTTACGAAGTTTAAGTTCCTTTGCATCTTTTTCACCTGGATTAGCCTCGTCAGGTTCTGGGATAGCTAAGTCTTTGAACGCAGATGCAATAACATCTGGCTGTACTTTATTCTTTGCTAATAAGCGAGCTATTACTTCACTATCTGTTGGACTACCAGCAGTTTTCCATGCTTTTTTAAGGATGTCTGCTGTAACAACATTCATTGTATTACCAACAACAGTCTTTGTTTTATCTACAACTGGTTTAGCGGCCTGTTTTATTTTGTCAATTGCCTTCTTTTTAATATTATCCCATACAGGGCCTTCACCTAAGAATTCAATATTTGGATTTGAGTTATAATATTCTACTGTATCAAATAATCTTCCAATTTTTCTTTCTGTTAATGCAATTCCATTATTAGTATACGATTGAAATAGCTCTTGTTGATCTTCACCTCTATCATCACTAACACTCTTACCAGCAACTGCTCCTCCTGCTGTTGCGGCTAATGCTGTTTGAATTGCTGTAATAGCTTGGTATGTTGCATCATTCTGCAATGCAATATCTTTGGCCGCATTAGTGAACTTTGCCATCTCAGTGGCATATTCTGCAGTGTTAACACTCTTAGCTAATTCTGCAAGTGAATCAAACGCAAATGGATCTCCCTTTGCAATGTCTGCTACTAACTGCATTGCTAAATCTGCATCTTTTGGAAGTACTGTTAAGTTTTCAAAATTCATCGACCTTGTCCATTCAAATCCAGGTGACTGAATTGACTTTGACGCTTCAAAGCTAATTCTATCTAACCCTTCAAAAGGTACAATCTCTGCTTGCATGCCTGAAAGCCAATCCCCAACTACATTTACTAAGCCTGCCGCTAGTCCGGAAATAACACCTGTCTTTAAACCTTTGCCAATTGCAGTAGATAGCTTCTCCCCTTTTAAAACTTCAACTGAACCTTTTAACAGTGCCGCCGCAACACCAATACCAATAACACTTCCACCTGTGCCAACTCCAACAAGTGCCGTCATTACACCAACAGCAAATGCAGTTTTACCTGGATTCATTTTAGCATATTTGCCTAGGCTTTCAATACCTGAAGTAATTCTACTATCTTCACCAAGTTTGGCTTTAATATCTGTTTTTAGTTTCTCGAATTTAGCATCAAAATTTTGTACCGGTTCTGTATCTTGAATTAGTTTGCCAATTTTAGTTAAATATTCATTAGCAACTTTTACGGTATCTACTACTGCATCTTTTGTTTTACCTACTCCAGATCTATTATTTCCTGTTTCATCTGATAGCTTTTGTACTAACGGAAATAAATTGTTAAGTTGGTCCTGCCTTAGATCGACTTCAAGTAAATCGTCCCAGGCTGTTACTACCCCTTCAACAACTACACGTTGTTCTTTAGTTAGATCAAAACACACACTTTCTAACAATGCTGTTCGTTTATTTAAATTTGTTATTTTCATTTGTTAAACAGTGCCTTTACTAGTGCCGTTTGCCCATCCGGATCTAAGGAATCGTAACCTTGTTTTACTTTCATCCAATTAGGATCTGTTGCTTTAAGCAACGAATCTTGTGTTCCTCCACCTGCGTCTGAATCTGGTTTGGTTGCAGTTTGATTAGGTGTTGGTTTAGTAGCTCCTTTTGGTATATTAAGAGATTTAATATAACCTATAGATTTTTTAATCCAATCAAGCAATACTTTTGTCATTGAATATTCTACATCATCAGCTTCATTTTGAGTCTTTTCAATGAGTGCTAACTTTAACCATTGCTTTGTAATTTCATCAAAATCATTTTTAAATTTTTCCATTGCAGTTGTAACATCTGGATTTTTTTGAATCTCTACAGCATCCTGTGCATCAAGGTGGCTAAAGAACGAAGTATTCCAGTCATTTGCATCAAATATTGGATCTGGAGAATTAACTGCGGCTGTTAGTGTAGCAAGATCTGCATTTAAATATTTTGCTTTAATTTTAATTCCATAATCAACAATAAACATTTCTTGTTTTGCTGGATACTCATTATTTGCTCTTATATCTGCTAGGAACTTATTTCCAGGCGTGTATAATTCTCCAGCAAGATTAGTTGATAATGTTTCAAAAGTTTTTAATTCTGCAACATATTCTGGATTTTTTACAATATCGTTATTAGCACGGTTTTCATCATCACTAGGTTCAGTTCCTGCCTGTGTAGGTTTTGCATCTGGGATTTCTATCTGCATATGTAAAAATGTAACCGATGCAATTAATGCAATAGTCCTAATACATTCTGCAACTCCAAATCCATCTGGTGCAGTAGCATTTCCGCCTTGCAACATTAACTGAATAATTTGATCAGCTCCAACTGCACCTCTATCTGCTACATTTACGTTTTTAATAATTTCTCGTTTATTATCCTTAAGATACAATAGTAATGTCTTACCAACAACTGCACCATTGGTAGCTTTTTGTATTGAATTAAAAACTATTTTTGTAAGTCCTGCTAATGGCAGATCTTTTCCTTGTGCATCAACTAATCCTGGATTAGAAGTATTAAATGCTTTAACTGACGCTCCATCAATCATGTTTGTAAGTTTAGCAAATTCATTGGCACCTTGCCCTTTAACAGCAAGTCCTACTCCATTAACAACATCTTTTGTCTTATTCTTAATACGGCTTGCTAAATCGCCAAATACGTTCTCATTAACTAATAATGATACGTTTCCTTTATGTAAGTCTGTAATTTTCATAATGTTATTTATTTTCGTTTTCTTTAATCATTCTTACACCTCGGGTGAATTTATTTGGATCATTGTTTTTTACTGCTAATTGTAATCTTCGAGTTAAATCCTGTGCTTGTTCTTTTGGATACGAAGTTTCAATTATATGCAATAAGTTAGTTATCCTTGCTAATGCTTGTACTGCAAGACCTTCAACCATCAGATGTTTATCCTTCTTAGGAACAATGGTAGTAATTTCTTCTAATATTGATCTAGTTTTTATTTGCATTGTAACTCTATTTATGGTAAATACATCTGTAGGAGACATTTAATAACATGACATCAGCAACAGAAATACGTGAATTTATGGACCGATTAGCTATTATTACTGAATCTAATCCGGAGGATTCTGCTAGTAATGATCCGCCAGCAGATGCGGTTGATAGTGAAACTGGAAAAAAAGCACATGACATTACAACAACTGAACTTAATCGCTTAAAAGTTACGTTAAGACCATTAGTAAGTGACGAATTGCAATCTAGATTTGTACAAGCATTAAATAAGATGCGAAGTAATGCTCCTATGTCTACTAGTGAAATGAAACTAATTACAGTAGCCTTTGTTGCTATGGCAGATGTTATTGCAGATGATGCGGCGTTAACTATTAGGATTAGAAACACCATTCAATCATACAACCTTTCAGCTACAGGTAATACTACTGACGATAGTCCAAATCTAGAGTTTGACGATGGTGAGATTGAGGTTAAAGATGACGGTCCTGATGAAGAACAACTAGATCGCACCAGAGCTGAAAAAGAATAATTAAACATCTCTAGTTAATCCTAATCCTCTTAATTTATCCCTATTAACAGATGAACTTGTAGATTGTGGTGTATCAGTTGGTACTACTATTGTACTAGTTGTCTTATGTAACTTGTTGAATACCGTTGTTGCTGATCCTGCAATAGGTTCTGCGTCATCAGCTAAGTCTGAAATTAACAATGTTACTGGATTAAAATCCATTTCAAGTTTCTGCCCAACTGCACTACTACTCCTTGTTTTCATAAATTGTAATTGTACTCTGTTACGTTCTCGCATACTTGGTGTACTGTAGATACCAAATACATTATCTGCTGTCTGGATTTTACTTAGGCCACCAGCAATCATGGAATGATCAAACTCAACACTTTCTACTGCACTTCTGTTTAACTGTGAAGCAGTAGCAAATAGCAAATTCTCGGTAACTGCTAGATTCCTTAATTCTTCACTAACAATCTTATCTTTAATATACAAATCAGCAACACTAATTTTCTGTGTAGCCGGCATCATAAGATCTAGGTAATCTACAAGTATTGCATCTACATGTATTTTACGTTGTGTCTGAAATTCTCTAATCCATGCTAACAAATCATTTGCAGTAACACTGTTTGGTAGTTGTACAATCTGCAAGCCTCCAGATTTTTTACCAATCATACGCACTTTTAAATCAATATCATCAATTTGTTTATATACGTCTCTAGTTGCAGTTCCAGTAAGCATTGCATCCATTCTCATAGAACACAACCCTTCACTAAGCTCTAAACTAAAGTAAACAGTATTAAGTCCTGCTTTAGCCCAATTAAGTCCTAAATTTTGCAAGAACAAACTCTTACCTGCACCAGATGCTCCAGCAAAGATATTAAGTTCACCTTTATTAAATCCACCATACAGTTTATCATCAACTGTTTTCCAACCAGTTGTTAACTGTCCGTTTGCATCTTTTAATCCATCAAGTCTTGCTTTAGGATTCTCAAAGTAATTAGTTCCAAACGTTTTAGGAAGTCCTACTTGTACAGCCGCTTTAATTAATGATTCGACTTCTCCGTAATTACTTTTTTCTAGTAAATCAGCACTAGTTAAGATTGCTCCTTCTAATGCTTTATGTCTAGAAAATCCTTCAAACTCTGATAAAAACCATTCTTTATGTTCTTCTGCTTTACCGCCAATTTCCTCAATCTCAATAGAAGTAACTGCTGATAATTGCTTTGCATCAGGTACGTTACTATGTTCAGTAATATAGTCTTTAATAAACTGAGCCGCTGGGCGGAGTCTGCGATCAAAATAATCAGCATTTAATACATTATTACATCTTGCCGCTAAATCATTATTACTAATTAAGAACTCTAAAAAGAGTTTCTGTAAATCATAACTATATTCTTTTACTTCAGTATCTGCCATTACTTATTGTCTCCCCATCGTAATTTTGCAAGCATTGCATCTTCGGGATTACGGAATCTAAAGATCATGTCGTCTAAGGATGATTGATATGCCCAACGTTTTATTGGCTTAGCTTGCCAATTACTTACTTTGTATGAAGGTAACCCAAATTCTGTAGTCATCCATAAAATAACTTCTTCCCAAAATGCATTGGTATCTTGTCCTGGTTTCCAATCTAACTTAAAACTATAATACGGTTTTACCTTATAACTAAACACACCATCTCCTCATTAATAATTTAACCTTCAAAGGCGAGTGTTCAATCGCCATTAATATACTTTGCAATGTTGCAACCCTCCCAAACTTTAAAATTGCATCATTAGCATCCTTTACACCCGAAGGCCATTCTGGAAAACTAACATTCCATCCTAAATTTATTGCATCTTCTATTAACACTTTACCAGCAACATCTCTATCTGCTAAAATAACCGGTTCTGTATCCAAGTCTTCAATCATCTGTGCTTGTGGAAGACTAATCCTATTACTTAAGATAGCAACACCGCCTATTGCTAGTGCATCGTATTCTCCTTCACAAACTATTGTATACTTACGTTTTGTTGATTGTTTATCTAAATTATAAACAAATTCGTTTGGAGATGTTCGTAGCATTTTAGCAGTACCTGATGGCGGATCATTAATCCATCGTCCCATATAACCTACAATATTACTATTATCAGTATAAGGTAATATAATACGTTGCTTCATGCCTATTGCATTAGTTTGTTTCCAGTCTGCTAAGTTGTATAATCCTCTATTAGTAAGATACTCGATAGCCTCATCTCGTAAATCAGTTAATTCCCAAGGATATGTATATTCAGGCCATTCTTTATTAAATATTACTTTCTCTGGTTCAACTTCCTCAATAACTTGATCCCATAGTAATATTTTAAGACGCTGGATCTCTGCCTCATCAATGCCTAGTATTCGCATTAACTTTATTAATTTAAATCCTAATTTACTTCCGGGGCGCCATCCAGTTGTAAAGCCACAATTAAAACAATGATATGCTGTTTTATCATTATCAAATCTAATGCCACCTCGATGTTTAGTGTCAGGGCGACTTTCTCCATTATGTACACATACTGGACAGTTCATAGTAGACCAACCACTACTATTATTCTTTAGTACAGGTAAGTTATTACGGAGTGTGGATTCAACAACATTCATAGTGTTATTATACTACAATAAACGTATGAAGTCAATAAGAAATTATGCCATAATGTTAATAAATTAGACCGTTTTTTATATATTATACTCTTATTAAGATTTTATCTAATGTGCCTGCGTTGGTAACATCAGTTGTAATTACAGTACGGAGCCATCTTACTCCTCCATAGTAATTGAATGGATCAATACCTGTGTATCCTGCATATGTAATTAGTGGTGAAGTAGCGTCCTGGGGAACCAAATCCGCCCACATAGTATTTCCAGTAATATTTTCATCTAGTGTTCCTTGTACTTTAACAGTACCACTAAAATTACTTGCATAAACGGCAGTAGAAAATAAACTTGTATCTTTTCTATAATAACTTGGACCTTCTGTCGATGAACTAGCAAATTCGTCTGTAACAGATTGTGTTAAATCTACTGGCCATTCTGTAATCTCAAAGGTAGAACGGGAGAATGGAATTATAGCCTCGCAAATTTCAATATCCCAACCGGCTTTATATGCACGATCCCAGGTTAATGCTGTTTCAAGGCCTCTACCATCTACTACTGTGGCACTTAAAGTATAAATCCCAGGTGGTGAGGTCATTAGATCCCTTGCAAAAATTGTTAACCTTGCTTCACCATTTTCTGCGGTAGTAGGTATAGCACGCCTTTTAAAGATAGTTGTGCCTGTGTAACTATCCCATAAAGTAAACATTATCTCTTTATGCAATAGACTAAACGGACGTCTATCATCACCAGATACTGTAAGATCTAGTAAATTATCTACGCCTTGGTACCAACGTATCTTACGATCTGTGTATCCTGCATGATGCCGTGTTAATGAAGAGCCTGTACCGGCGCCTGCATAGTTTAAATTAGCTTTCGCTACTGATGAATTGAGTGTTCCCATAACTTTATTTATCAGTTATGACAAACAGACCACCGGTCCACTGACTAAATAGAATTACAAAATATGGATATTAAAATACAACAATTTTTAGAAGAATTCCCTTTTATGAGCCTTGTCAGATATGCTGATAAGGAAATCGTAGGAATAGTACAAAACAGTGATAATACCGTTGTCACTATGTACAAATATGATTTATTAAAAACTCCTGGAGAGAAATTGGCTTTTATAGAAGCAGGTGAAGAATGGTGGTGGGGAAGTAATCGTTTACTACCAATTAACATTGTTTTAAAGGCTACTATGAAGACTTTCGGATATGCCCTACAAACATATGCTACAAAAGATTTTGAGATGCTTGCTGGTCACTTAACTAGCCTTGAAAACGTAATTGTTAAAAGGACTAAAAGGCGTCAAATCAGTCTTGTTAAGAAGATGGAATAAGCTCTTCGCACAATAAATTCATTTGTGCTACAATCATAATTGCATATGCCGTTGCATGGGATTTCTTAAAGAAATATTCATCGGTTGTAGGTTTTACCCACACTTCCTTCATAATCTGAGTCCACTCTTTATTAACTAGGTACCTTTTTGCAGGTCTAATCATTCCTAGTACTGCCGCAAGTTGTTCAATGTTAGATGGTTTAGTTTTACGGAGTATCTCTCCGTGTCCGTTAACATGTAATAACTTGCTAGAAAATTCATCATGAGTTAACAGATCCCATATTGGTTCCTTAGCAATTAACCTATCTAATTGCTCTTTGTTTTTGATCTTAGAATAAAAACTAACGTTTAATAAATCTAATTTAAAAAATCCAAGTTCCTCTGCTTCTTTATGATCTAAACTGCACCATCCAGTGTACGGATTAATAGGTACTGGGTGAAAATAAACTCCTGTCTTATGTTTAGTAGCGCCATGCCCAGTTGTAATCATTGCTGGTACTCCGTTAAGTACATGGATAACTCTTCCCTATTTC